GCAACAAGCGGCACTATCCACACCAATGGTGACAGTAGATGAAGCCGAAGCTATCTAAAGCTGCTATCCAGCTTCGTGAGCAGATAGATGATTCCTTCCCAGATCGTGATAGGGCATCGGATGGTTGGGTCGGTGATACCCGACACGCTGCTCGCAAGTCTGATCATAATCCAGATGAGCAGGGCTGGGTTCGTGCCATTGACATTGACGCAGACCTATTCGGTGCAGGAGTCAAACCGCATATCATGCCAGACCTTGCAGATCAACTTCGAATCAGTTGCAAGTCTAAGGCAGAGAAGCGCATTTCGTACATTATATTTAACGGCAGGATTGCGTCTCCCATCCTTAACTGGAAGTGGCGCAACTACACAGGGGCTAACAAACACACTCACCACATGCATGTCAGCTTTAAAAAAGAAGCTGACCTTCTGGGTGAGTTTTTTCAGATACCTATGCTAGGAGCAAACTAATGAATATGAAAAGCCCTTATGTCCTAACTGCTGGAGCATTCCTATCAGCATGGGCTGCAACTAATTTTGCAGCTGACTATCGCTCAGTACTCTGGGCATTACTCGCAGGCGTATTTGGATATGCCACACCTAAAAAGTAATGACTGCTATGGACATGGCGGCTCTTGCTGTTGCTGCTACGACCGTTATTGGTTCGTTTATTGGCTCAGTCAAATGGTTAGTAAAGCATTACCTAAGCGAACTAAAACCCAATAGTGGTTCATCAATGCGTGATGAGATTTCAGAACTCAGAGGGCGTGTTGATACCATACTTCGTATCCTAGAGAGGTAACAATTATCTCATGGCAAGAAAAGCAACTAAGGCATTAGAGGATCAAGGTTACTCAAAGCTAGATGCTTATTGCATTGGGCTTTATGAGTATTTCTGTAGTCTTAAAAGAGCAGGCTTCAAAGAAGATGTAGCTATGTTTATGATTACTGAACCTAATGCTTACCCTGCATGGATATTGCCTAATCCTGTCGATCCAGAGAAGTTCGGCAACTACGAAGATGAGGACGATGACTAGCAGCCAGAAGAAAAGGTATCTGGTTATCTCAGACCTTCAGATACCATATCATCATGAGCAAGCGGTAAAAAATCTAATCAAGTTAGTAAAGCGGGAGAAGTTTGACCTTGTGTTAAACACAGGCGATGAGCTAGATATGCAGAGCCAGAGCAAGTGGGCTAAGGGCACTCACTTAGAATATGAAGGGCAGTTAGACCATGACAGAACTCTTGCTCAGAACATCCTTTGGGATTTAGGCACTACGGATGTCACAAGATCTAATCACACCGATAGATTATTTCACACCCTTGTTAGAGGAGCACCTAGCCTCATCGGATTGCCCGAGCTTGAATACTCCAAGTTTATGGACTTCAACGGGCTTGGAATCAGATTTCATAAAAGACCATTCGAGTTTCATAAGGGATGGGTCTTAGTTCATGGCGATGAAGGGTCAATGAATTCCAATGCTGGACTCACAGCTCTTGGGCTGGCTAAGAAGTTCGGCAAGTCTGTGGTCTGTGGTCACACGCACAGGGCAGGCATTAGTGCCTTCACAGAGGGCATAGGAGCTTCATACAGGACTTTGTGGGGCTTAGAGGCAGGAAATGTCATGGACAAGAAGAAAGCCTCTTATTTGAAGGCTGGAGCGGCTAACTGGCAGATGAGCGTGGCAGTCATTGAGACGCATGGAGACCATGTATCACCCATGCTAGTACCCATCAATAAGGATGGTTCTTTCACCTTGTACGGGAAGTTGTACCAGTAAATCGTTATCATTTCGTTACCTAAATGTACTTGATTTGGCGGCAGTAAGTGCAACACTAATCCTGTAACCAACCGAATGTGTTGGTGCGGATAGGGCAAATCATGGCAACGATAGAAATCTATGAGAGTGCAGTAGCTACAAAGGAAACGCTTTATTGCATTTATTGCGATGGGCAAGTAACAAACAACACCCATTGCATCCCCTGCAATGAATACAAGAGTGTTGTCACACTTAGCGAGTATGTTGAAATCAATGGACATTACCCACGCATCAAGGCGGTTAAATAATGACAATCACAGCTAAAGACTTTGACAATTTGACAGATACTGTTATGGGCTGGAAAGGCAATGACTGGGAACTACAATCTGATAGATTCTCAGATAAGCCTGCATTCGATTGGGCAGTAGTCTGCTGGTATGACTCAGTAATTAGCATGATTATGGCTCGCACATTCTTAGAGCAGAATCACCATGCATTCCAGGAGTCATACGATCACAATATGGAATCATGGGTACTTCTAACCAACTACGATTCACTCAATATGGCGGTGTCAGCATGACAAACAATGACAAGCTCTTAATCATTTGCCTTATTGGGGCAGGCATTAGCTTTATAGTCTGGGCATTACAATCTTACAAAGAAGCCTACGAGCGCGGGCATCGTGACGGCTGGCATAAGGGCAGAGCAGTCAATCGCTCAGAGTTTTGGTCAGAATGAAGTATCAGGAGATTCTACAGAGTGCAACCGACATCATTCAAGATCGTGGTCTTAACGACTACGGCCATCCAGCGGATAACATGCAACACGCAGCAATGCTCATCAGTGCATACTTACAGCACCCAGTCGAGGACTATCAAGTCTGTGGAATACTCGCGCTCATCAAGATTGCCAGAGCCAGTTCAGGCACAATCGATAAGCCAGATAATTACATTGATGGAGCAGCCTACATCGCTTTGATGGGGCAACTAGCTACAGAGGAGAATGAGTTATATGTTTAATCTTGATGATTACGAAGATGTCGCAGCTAGGGTGTTGCGATTCCAAAAATTATTTCCAGAGGGAAGGATTGTCACAGATGTTATTCAATTTGATGCTGAGAAAGGATTTATCCTTATTTCGGCGCAGGTCTATCGTAACGCTACAGATACTTTGCCTGCGGGCGTTGATTACGCTTTCGGAGATGCTGCTACATTTAACAGTGGGATGCGTAAGTGGTATGTCGAAGATACTTGCTCAAGCGCAATCGGAAGATCGTTATCGCTAGTCTTAGAAACACAGAAGAAGCCTACTAAGCAAAATATGGCTAGAGTCGAATCACCTAACCATCCAGCACTTAAAGCTGTAAGAACAGAGATAAAGCCAGCAGCGCAAGAAGTTAAAGAAGGCGATGTTGATTACTGGACTACACCTATTGGAGCAAATGTCAAGACTGTCCAAGCTCCAGTAACACTTGATTCAGCAATGGCAACTGTGACGGCGATTTTAGGCACTGCAGATGCAGAAGCTGCACCGACCTGTTCTCATGGATCGATGATTTGGCAGGAAGGCGAGAAAAATGGCAAATCTTGGGCGCGATACAAATGCAGTCTGAGTGGTCATGCTGGCACTGCTGGTGAATGCTCACCTATTTGGTACAACTTGACAAATGAGGGCAAATGGTCTCGACAGAAACCGAGGGTATAATGGGATACGCAGAATTTCATACAGTTGATGGATGGGTTGATGTAGAGGATGTGCCGATGTTCGACACACTCAACTGTCAGTTATGCAATGAGCCTACAATGGCTAGTGACATAGTTGCAGACATCATCATCAAAGATGGAGCGTTATCAGTTGGCACATGGCAATGCAGAAAATGCAAGGCAGTCAATGGATAAGGAAACTCTACTTATGGTATTGACACTAGCTCTATTCATTGGCGGGGTTGCAATGGGTTACATGGCTGGTTTATCTCATTAGTCAGCATAGGAAACACAGAGGTTTCCGCACAGAGCGGGTGGTCGCACAGTACCTATCGACTGTATGGCCATTCGCTAGTGTGGGAAGGGGGAATGGTAAAGATATTCAATCAGTGCCTTTTGACTGTGAAGTCAAGGCAAGGGCTGGATTTCAACCAAAGGCAGTCTTGGAGCAGATTCGTAAGCGCACAGCTCTTTCGGGGGAATTGGGCTTTGCGGTACTTCGTCTCAATGGACAGGGCGAGAATGCAGCGGAATATGCCTGCATCATCCAGCTTCAAGACTTGCTTCCACTTCTAGAATTAAAGTATGGTCACTTGAACACTAAACCGACAGAAGCAGACATCCTTAGATGTGATGGCTGTGGATCATGGATGATTGGGGAATGTAAAACATGCCAGCCTACGATTACAAATGTGGAAGATGCGGATTGAGTAATGAGCTGCATCATGGCTGGCACGACAAACCAACAGTTCTATGCACTTATTGTAATGAACCAATGACTAAAGTAATCAGTCCAGTAGGGGCAATCTTCAAAGGAACTGGATGGGGCAAGGATTGAAAGACATTATTTTCAATGAAAACTGTCTGGATACTATGTCTAGGATGGATGATAGCTCTATTGATTTAACTGTTACCTCACCACCTTATGATGATTTAAGGCAATACAACGGCTATAGCTTTGACTTCGAGCCTATTGCTAAAGAGCTATACAGAGTGACCAGAGATGGTGGTGTGGTCGTATGGGTAGTAGGAGACCAAACTAAGAACGGCAGTGAGAGTGGCACAAGCTTTAGACAGGCTCTTTATTTCAAAGAGGTTGGCTTCAATCTTCATGACACTATGATTTATCAAAAGAATAGCTCTACATATTCAGCAAGAGCTGAGAGCAAGCGATATACGCAGATATTTGAATATATGTTTATCTTATCTAAAGGCCAACCTAAAGCTCGATTGATATGTGATAAGCCTAATAAATGGGCTGGACATAGAGATTGGTCTGGCAAAATGAAGAAGCCAGTGGCTGACTTTGGCCCGAGAACAAATATATGGAGATTCGTTACATCATTCAATGGTGTTAAACATCCAGCACCATTTCCAGAAGCATTAGCTAATGACCACATCTTGTCATGGAGTGATGAGGGTGATGTTGTGTATGACCCATTCATGGGCAGTGGTACAACTGCGAAGATGGCTAAGTTAAATAACCGTCATTACATCGGATCTGAGATAAGTAAGGCTTATTGCGAAATAACAGAAGAACGCTTAATCTGTGGATAACCTGCCACAAAACATAACAGTTACGCATAGTTAGGATGATAGTTATGCACATCATTGACACATATGATACGCTAACGGCGCAGAGCCTCTCAAAGGCTCACCGCAAGCCCCTTCGGGGCGTAGCTTGCGGGGTGCTAGTAGCTATTGGGATAGCTCTATGCTTTCCTACGGCAGCAGGCTCGACAAACTCCAAAGAATATATTGATTACAAGACTTATTCTCTCTATCTATTAGATTTCAACTATAAAGAATACAAATGCTTAACTATCCTTTATGGTAAAGAATCAGCATGGAATCCATTAGCAAAGAATGGTTCTCATTATGGTATTCCTCAAGGTAATAGCGAATGGCTTAAGGATCAAGATGGATGGACTCAGGTAGTATGGGGCTTAGACTATATAGGTCACCGATATGGTGAGCCATGTATAGCCTTAGATCATTGGAGTAAGTACGGATGGCATTAGAGAATATCAATCATCGAAGATACAGAGTACATAAGCTACAAGTATTCAAAAGAGATGGACGCATCTGTGCATTGTGTGGTACAGATGAAGGTGAGATGCACATTGACCACATTATCCCAAGAGTAATTGGTGGAGACCACAGCTTAGAAAATTTGCGGGTGCTTTGTGCTGCCTGCAACCTACGCAAGGGCGCACGCTCAGACCGTGTTTTTTTAGCCTCTACGGCTACCCCCAGTGTCTCTCCTGCCTCTCTCTCTCCGACTGAGTCGAGCGTAATGCTGGACAGTCCGTTTAAGACCCGACCCAATCCAAATCAATGACAACTAAACCCAAACCTAAAAAGAAGCTTGTGGGGAATTTGAAACCACGGCTACATTCGCCATTCCTAAAAGGTGAAACACGCGGAAATGAAATCGCAGAACTAGCTGAGAAGATTGGTCAGCCTTTATTGGCGTGGCAGAAGTTGATTCTGGATGATATGTGTCGCGTTGATAAGGATGGGCTATTTATCCGCAAGTCCAACTTGCTTCTCATAGCTCGACAGTCCGGAAAGAGCCATCTGGCCAGAATGAGGTGTTTAGCAGGTTTATTCTGTTTTGGGGAAAAGGACATTTTGATTATGTCCTCTAATAGATCAATGGCAATGAAGTCATTTAACATTATGGCTGACATCATCGAGCGAAACGACTTCTTGCGAGTGCAGCTTAAAGATGGAGACATCAAGAAGGGCATTCGCAGAACTAATGGCGATGAAAGAATCATCCTGGCATCTGGTGCTCAGCTAGAAGTTCGAGCTGCGACTAGCGATGGTGCTCGCGGCATGTCCTGCGACTATTTATGGATTGATGAATTACGAGAGGTATCGGAAGCCGCGATGGACGCAGCTAAAAGCGTAACCTTAGCCCGCTTGAATTCCCAGCGTTTATTTACTAGCAATGCTGGTGATGCATTCTCAAAAGTTTTGAACGATCTCCACGATTCTTGCAAGCACTATCCGCCTAAGTCTTTGGGTTACTACGAATACTCAGCACCAGAATTCTGTGACATCTGGGATCGTAAAGCTTGGGCAATGGCAAATCCTTCACTTGGATATTTAATTTCAGAGCAGGCAATTGAGGAAACGATTGCGACATCCACTCAGGATGCAGCGAGAACCGAAACCTTGTGCCAATGGATAACCAGTTTAAGCTGCCCCTTCAGTACCGAGGTACTTGAAAATAGTTCAGATAGCACTCTTGAGATGTCTGTTGGGGCATATACAGTATTTGGCTTTGATATTAGCCCGAGTAGGAAAAATGGAAGTATCGTGGCAGGCCAATTGCTTCCCGATGGGAGAATCGGTATTGGAATCCTTGAAACCTTTAGCTCTCAGGTAGCAATTGATGAATTAAAGATGGCAGCAGCTATTAAAGGCTGGTGTGACATCTATCGTCCTCGATTAGTCTGTTTTGATCGTTATGCGACTCAAACAATTGCAGATCGACTAGCTCAGAGTGGCGTTGTTGTGGAAGATGTCAGTGGTCAGCAGTTCTACAAGGCATGTGGAGACCTTTTGGAAGGTATGACCAACCTTCGAGTTGTTCATAATGGCCAGAAGGAACTTATTGAGCAATTTACAAATACTGCGGCAAAAACCAACGATTCCTCTTGGAGATTGATTAGGCGCAAATCAGCAGGCGATATTTCAGCTCCAATTGGATTGGCAATGGTAGTAAGCAAGTTAATGCTTCCAACACCAAAGCCTCAAATTGTGGTTTAGACAGTTCGTGGCGTGTTGTCTAATTACTTGACAAATGCTACACTTTATGACTATGGGTATATTTACGCGAGCAGTACCAAAGGAATCTAAGCCGACTGTCCAAGCGCAATATGCCCCACAAGTTTTATCAACTCCATTACTCACTTCGCTAGTACCAGCTCAATCAATAACTAGAGAACTGGCACTTGAAATTCCATCGGTCGTAAGAGCGAGAAATCTAATTTGCGCAACTATTGCATCTATGCCTTTAGAGTTGTATCGCAAAGCAACTGGAGAAGAATTAGGTAAGCCAGTCTGGATGGATCAGCCTGCAATCAATCAACCTCGTTCAGTTACTATTGCTTACACAGTTGATTCATTGCTTTTCTACGGCTGGTCAATATGGATTATAAAATCTAGGTATCAAGAGGATGGCAGGCCAGCATCTTACGAATGGATTCCTAACGCACGCGTGAGTCCTTACTATGGAGATTCAGAAGGTCATTTCATTGAAGGTTATTATGTAGATCAAACATTTTATTCTAATGATGATGTCGTAACATTCCAGTCACTCAATGATGGCGTGCTTACAAGCGGTGCAAGAGTTTTGAGAGCTGCACTTGATTTAGAAATTGCAAGCGCGGTAGCCGCGAGCACACCAATGCCGACTGGTTACATCTCGAATTCGGGTGCTGACCTTGATCCTAAAGAAGTTCAAGGATTGTTAGCAGCTTGGAAATCGGCTAGGTCTCAGCGCAATACTGCTTATTTGACTTCTACTTTATCTTATAACGCAGTTTCGTATTCACCTAAAGAAATGCTCTACAACGAGGCAAAACAGGACTACGCGACTCAAATCAGCAGACTTATGAATTGCGATGCATTCTATTTATCTGCTGACGCAAACAATTCAATGACTTACTCTAATTTGTTAGATTCTAGAAAACAATTTGTCTCGCTAACTTTGCAACCTTTCATTTCTGCCATTGAGGACAGACTCAGCATGAATGACGTAACTGCAAATGGAAATCAGGTGCGCTTCGATTTGGACGCATCATTCTTGCGCGCTAATCCAATGGATGAATTGTTAGTTATCGAAAAGTTACTAGCACTTGGGCTTATTACTTTAGAGCAAGCGATGGAAATGACAGACCTAACACCTAATGGAAGCGAAGGCATGAGCTAATGGAAAACAACATTATTACATTCTCTGCTGATTTAACTGCCAATGTAGCAGAACGAACAATCTCTGGAAAGATTGTTCCAATCGGTACTGGAGAAATCGGCAATACTTCAGCAGGCAGAGTCGTATTTGAAAACGGCTCAATCCAACTGCCAGAAGATCCTAAGAAAATCAAGTTGCTAAATCAGCACAATTCTAAAGACCCTCGAGGTCGCGCTTCTTATTTTAATGAAGTTGCTAACGATGGCATCTACGCTTCCTTTTCTGTATCAAAAAGCGAAAAGGGAACTCAAAGTTTAATCATGGCTGAAGAAGGACTAGTAAGTGGTCTTTCAGTAGGCGTTGAAGTAATCAAGTCCAAGATGAAGAGTGGCATCATGCATGTAAGTGCTGCTCGTCTCTATGAAGTCAGTTTAGTGACAGAGGCCGCTTTCAAATCGGCAATGGTCACTGATATAGCTGCTGAGGAAACTCCAGAAGCAGTAGAAGAAATCCAACCAACAGAAAGCGAGCAATCAATGGAGAACACTCCAGAGACTGTTGCAGCACCAGTAGAGGCAGCAGCAGTTGAAGCTGCTCGCCCAACTGTGGCGGTAACTAATGTGCGTGAGCGCATTGCACCAATTACATCAGAACAATATCTAGGAGCATCTATTAAAGCTGCTCTTGGTGATAACGATGCTCGCCGCATCGTTGAAGCAGCAGATGATTCTACTGCAACAAACACTGGTCTAACATTGCCAGCACACCTTACAAACTTCGTAACAACAACATTCTCAGGTCGTCCTGCATTTGATGCAGTAACACGCGCTGGAACTGTTCCACAACTTAGCTTCACAGTGCCAAAGATGGGCACAGCTCCAACTACTGCTTCAACAGCAGAAGGTGCAGCTCCATCTGAAACAGGAATGACTTCAAGCTATGACACAGTCACAGCAGCTAAGTACTCATCACTAAACCGAGTATCTTTTGAGCTTCTAGATTTTTCAAATCCTGCATTTGAGACATTGCTTCTTAATGAAATGCGTAAAGGCTATGAAAAGGCTACAGATGCTGCTCTTATTGCTGCATTTACAACTTCTGGTGTTCAAGCAACTGGTGTAGCTGCAACAGCAGCAGGACTTCAGAGCTTCATTGCAACTGAATCAGCAGCAGCATACAAGGGAACTGGTGGAGACTATGCTCGCAAGCTAGTAGCCTCGACAGATCAGTGGGCTGCAATTCAAGGATATGCAGATACCACTGGACGAGCCCTATATTCAGCACAAGGCGCAACATACAATGCTTCAGGTGCAGCTTCAGGTTCATCTACTGTTGGAAACATTCTAGGCACAGACCTAGTAATTGACCACAACATTACTGTTTCAGGAATCGTTGATGAGTCAGCATTCTTGGTTGCTCCAGATTCAGTTTATGTCTGGGAGTCACCAACAACTAACCTTCGTGTCAATGTTTTGACAACAGGCGAAGTTGAAATCAACATGTATGCATACTTAGCAATTTATGTTGCTAAGGCTGGAGCAGGCGTACGCCGCTTCAATTTCACAGCGTAAGCTGTAACTAAGTCACTCAGAGGGGCTGTAGCCCTCAGCCCCTCTGAGTCTTTAGAAAGGAATCGCAATGGCACTTACGACAGTCGCTACTCTGAGGAGCACACTTGGAGTTGGCACATTGTACAGTGACGCGACCCTTCAATCTGTATGCGATGCTACAGATGCAGTCCTTATTCCAATGTTATGGACTCCTAATCAATACGCTATTGCGCATAGCAATATCCCATCAGTGGGCACTCTTTATTTTGATGTACCCGTTGCAGAAATTTTTTATGTTGGAGAATCTGTAACTATTTCAAACTGTGGTACAAAATACGCTGGAACTAAAACAATTACTAGCGTTGGTGAATACTCAATTACTCTTGCAACAAGTCATACTACAACTGTGAAATATCACCCGATTGAACCTTATGGCACAGTTGCCCCAGAAACTTACACAGACTGGACTATTGACGAAGCTGTAAAGAATGCTGCTCTTATGATCAGCGTTGATATCTGGCAAGCCCGAACCGCTACCCTTTCAGGTTCTAATCTTGTCGATTTCCAGCCATCCCCTTATCGGATGTCAGCACAACTTCTGGCAAAGATTCGGGGCATGATTGCCCACGCACTCGACCCTCGCAGCATGGTGGGCTAAATGCCAACACCAGCAATAACTACTCTTAGAACTACTTTAGCAACTGCCTTAGTTGATAACTCTAGATGGCAGACTTTTGCATTTCCGCCTGCCACAGTATTAGCAAATTCAGTTATTGTCAGTCCAGATAATCCCTATCTGACGCCTAATAACAATTCACAAATTTCAATTAGTCCTTTTGCCAACTTCAAGTTGATTATCACATGTCCTCTTTTTGATAATGAAGGCAACTTGAATGGCATAGAAGATTTTGTAGTGAGAGTGTTTAACCTACTTGCTGCATCTTCTTTCACCTATAATGTAAGTGCAATTAGCGCACCTAGCGTTCTCAATGCTGCATCGGGAGACCTTCTCAGCTGCGAGATGTCCGTATCAATCCTAACAAGTTGGAGTTAATCATGTCCGATAACGACAAAGCAAACGCAGAATGGCTCGTGCGAATCGGTCAAACTGCAACAGCACCAAAACCAGTCACTAAGAAAGATGAGGAATAATCATGGCACAGGGAATCGTAAATAAGGTTGGATTCAAAGTAGGAGCAGCAGACCCTGCCTCAATCGATCTTAGCGCGTATGTAACAAGCTTCACACTAACTCGTTCTGTAGATCAGATTGAGACCACAGCGATGGGCGATACTGGCCATCGTTATGTGGCTGGGCTAGAAAATAATCAGCTAGTTGTGGAACTAATCAATGATGATGCAGCAACTGCTGTACTTCAGACAATGAACACACTTTTCAAGTCCAACGCTTATTTCAAGTGTGCGCTTGACAAATCATCTTCAGGATCAGCAGCCAATCCATTTTATACTGGCCTAATCTTGGTTGATTCAATTACTCCTATTGCGGGAGATGTGGCAAGCTTAGGAATGCAGTCTTTGACTTTTCAGGTCTCAGGCGCAATCACAGTACTAACAACAGGCACATTTTAATCAACTAAACAAAGGGGCAAATCATGGCACAATTAAAAATTACATTCACAGATGGAAAAGTAGTGCAAGGGGAAATCACACCTCTTATCGAATACATATTCGAACAGCATTACAAGATGGGGTTTCATAAGGCCTTCCGTGAGGAAGAGATGCAGACCCAAGTGTATTTTTTGTCTCATGAAGTTTGTAAGCGGCTAGGTGAGCCAGTTGATGCAAGGTTAGAGACTTTTATAGGCACTCTAAAAAGTGTTGAGGTATTAGACTCAGACCCTTTAGCTTAAAGCGAGATTTGCCTTTCACCTACCTCATTGCTCGATTGAGCATAAGGTTGCAAATCCCGCCACAGCAGTTACTTGAGTTAGATCCAATAATGCTCCAAGCCTTGTTGCAGGGTCTTAAAGATGAAGCGAAGGAGATAAGCGATGGCAGTAGAAGTAAAGGGCGTACTCGCACTTCGTAAGGCTCTGAATGCTTATGCTCCGGATTTAGCTAAAGAACTAACTGCTGAAATTACAAAATCATTGAAGGTTATTCAAAAGGATGCTAGAGGGTTTGTACCCAATAAAGCTCCAGGTGGTTTGTATAATTGGGATGATAATTCTAAAGGCAAGCAGATTACTGCTAAGACTTCCATGTTTAGAACTTTTAATGTAGAAGGTCGCTTACGCCCATTTCCTCTTTACAACGCAACTGAAATCAAGCGCGGTATCGTTTATCGCACAGGTTATGGCAAGCCTAACTCTAAAGGCTTTCGCTCCCTCTTTCGCGTGAGAAATGTTTCAGCAGCAGGTGCTATCTATGAAACTGCTGGTCGCACTCATCCTAATGGAGACCCAAGAAGCAAATCTAATAACCCTAGAGCTGGTGCTAGGTTCGTTCAGCAAGGCCCTATTTATGGTCGCAAGTCTAGTTCTGGAGATATGCGTGGTCGTGTGATATTTCGCGCTTGGGAACAAGATCAAGGAAAACAATTGGTTTATATTATGCAGGCTATTGAAAACGCTAGAGTCAATCTCAACAAGCGTGCAACTGTGAGCAGCACAAAGGCATCAGCATGAGTAACATTCTTATTGAGATTCTTGCCGAATTTACAGGCAAGAAAGCATTTAAGCAGGCAGATACAGCGGCAGCGACACTGGCTAAATCAGCTAAGAAATTAGGCGCAGCCTTAGGTGTTGCCTTTAGTGCTAGAGCGGTTATTCAATATACCAAAGCAGCATCGATTGCTGCTGCTCAAGATCAGAAAGCTCAGCAACTATTAGCAATCAATTTGAAAAATCTTGGTCTTGCTTATGCCAATTTAGATTCTGAAAAATTCATAGCAAGCCTTGAAAGCCAGTCGGCAATTTTAGATGATGAGTTAAGACCAGCCTACGCTCAATTGGCTCGCGTTACAGGTTCAATTGTTACTACTCAAAAACTAATGACAGTTGCATTTGATGCATCCAATGGCTCTGGTTTATCTTACGCATCAACTATAGATATTCTGTCACAGGCTTTTGTAGGCAACCAAAAAGGATTAAAACAATTAAATCTAGGCTATACGGCTGCTGAATTAAAGGCTAAGTCTTTTGATGAACTTATTGAAATTATTACAAATCGATTTGCAGGCTCAGGCAAAATAGCACTTTCGGGCTATGCAGGCCAGATGGCTAAATTTAATCTTGCTACTTCTAATGCAGCAGAAACTCTAGGCGGAGCATTTTTAGATGGCTTCAAAAGCATCGCTGGTGGCGGTGACATAGATCGCGCAACTAGCAAAATAGATAAGTTTTCAGAAGGATTAGCCGGAGTAATTAGAGTCCTAACAGGTGTCAATGATTTAGGGGCTATGCTGAAAGGTGTTGAATGGACTGGCTTCTTAGGCTTAGTTCCTGTCGCACCTAAACTTCAAGGCGCACAATCCCCAGGAGAGCGTAAAGCAATCGATGCGGCTGCAAAGAAAGCAGAAGAACAACGCTTAAAAATTATCAGAGAGCAAGCAAAACTCCAAGCTAAAATCCTTGCTGATAAGAGACTATCTGCGGCTATTGATAAAGCCAACCTAGCTCTTAATAAATCTACCGATGTTTTTGATTTGGACAAAATCCAACTTAATGCAGCCATGATTAACCAAGCTGACCAGTTGGGTAAGGTTACTTCTCAATCACAACTTTTGATGATTGCTAATGATGTTGCTCGTTTAAAGATTAAGCAGGACATACTTGCCCTAGAAGATGCTATTGCCTCTAAGGACGCAGCTCGCATAGAAGCTGCAACTAATCAACTCAATGCAGA